AGCCTGGGGAGCCGCTATTCATCGGGATGGACTTCAACGTCGGCAAGATGGCGGCAATCACCCATGTGAAGCGTGATCAGGGCATGCCGCGCGCGGTTGATGAGCTCATGAACGGATATGACACGCCCGACATGATCCGACGCATCAAGGAAAAATACTGGCGGCACAACGGCAACGACTTTGAGAAGACCTGCGAGATCCGGATCTACCCGGACGCATCGGGCGACTCACGGAAGTCGGTGAATGCCAGCCTGACTGACATCGCGATGCTCAAACAGGCCGGATTCGCGGTGATTGCTCCAGCAGCAAACCCGCCGGTGAAAGACCGGATCAACGCCATGAATGCCATGTTCTGCAACGCGCAGGGCGAGCGCCGCTACAAGGTCAACCCCTTCACATGCCCGACCTACGCCGATGGCCTGGAACAGCAGATCTGGGCGCCCAACGGCGAGCCGGACAAGACGCAAGGTAACGACCACGCAAACGACGCGGGCGGCTACTTCATCCACAAAGAATTCCCGATCATTAAACCGGTCACCACCTTGAATATGGGGTTTGCTCGCTGATGGCCAATGACGTCACATTCACCCGCCCCGAGTACGACGCGGCGAAGAACCGCTGGCGCCTGGTGCGTGACGTCTGCAAGGGTTCGGAAACGATCAAGGCGGCAGGCGAGTTGTACCTGCCCAAGCTCAATGCACACGACCAGACCGAGGAGAACAAACAGCGCTACAAGGGCTACCTCAAGCGCGCCGTGTTCTACAACGCCACAGGGCGGACGAAACACAGCCTTGTCGGTGCCGTGTTCCGCACTTGGCCGACGCTCACCACGCCTGGCGCACTCGAATACGTGTCCAAGGACGTCGACGGGCAGGGCGTCAGCATCTACCAGCAGTCGCAATCGGTGATCGGGAATTTGCTCGAAGTCGGCCGTCACGGGCTTCTGGTGGACTACGCAGCGGTCGAGGCTGGCAGCGTCAGCAAGGCTGATGAGATTTCCGGTCGCGCTCGATCAAACGTCAGCAGCTATCCGGCTGAGTCCATCATCAACTGGAAGACTCGTCAGGTCGGCGGTCAGCATCTGCTGAGCCTGGTGGTTCTGCGTGAGACCGTTGATGTTGACACCGAAGACGGCTTCGGCAGCGAGCAGAAGATTCAGTTTCGGGTTCTGCGGCTCGATGAGGCCGGCGTGTACACGCAAGAGGTCTGGGAAGAGGGCGCAAAGGAGAGTTCGCGCATTGTCGAGCCCTTCGCTCCGCTTAACGGATCCGGTCAGCGCTGGACGGTCATCCCGTTCCAATTCCTTGGCAGCGAGAACAACGACACCAGCATCGACGACTCACCGCTGTACGACATGGCCGAGGTTAACATCGGGCATTACCGGAACAGCGCCGACTACGAAGACGCGGCATTCCTGATGGGCCAGCCGCAGGTCTACATGGCCGGACTTGATGAGCAGTGGGTGAAGATGTTGGAAGAGAAGGGCATCTACTTCGGCTCCCGCGCGATCCTGCCTCTGCCTGCGAATGGCTCGGCGGGCATCCTGCAGGCCCAGGCCAACACGATGATAAAGGAGGCGATGGACGCCAAGGAAGAGCAGCTGGTTTCCTTGGGTGCCCGGCTGATTGAGCGAGGCAGCGCGGTGAAGACCGCAACCCAGGCCGATAGTGACAGCGCCGCCGAACACAGCGTGCTCTCACTGGTGGTCAGCAACGTCAGCGAGGCCTACACCCAGTGCCTGGCATGGATGGCTGAGTTTACCGCTGCCACTGGCAAGGCCGAGTACAAGCTGAATCAGGACTTCACGCAAATCAGCCTGGACGCGAGCATCATGGCGGGCCTGTTCAATGCTGTGCAAGGCGGTCGCCTGCCGGTGACCGACTTCTGGCAGTACCTGCGCGATCGCGGAATCATCAATCCTGAGAAGGATGATGATCAGATCCGCGACGAGCTACAGGAAGACGCTTCCAGTCTGAACCTGGACGACGAGGATCCACCAGATGGCGGCCAACCAAGCAATACTTGACGCCACTATTCGGCATGCCGTCTTACTGGAGCAGTTGAAGTCGGGCGAGGTGAAGAAGTTCGCCCCGTTCCTGAAAGAGATCGACCGCAGCATCCGTGACCGGCTGACCAAGGCAGATCTGACCGACTACACAGCGGTGCGTCTTGAGCGCCTGCTGAAGGAAGTCGACAGCCTGCTGCTGGGCATCTTCGACCGGTTCACCGATCAGCTGAATCTCGATCTGGTAGACATCGCCAACTACGAGGCTCAGTTCGAAGCGACCAGCCTGACGCGCGCCGCGCCGCCGAGCATCACGTTCGATGCGGCTCTGCCCGGCTCTGCTGCGATCAGGGCAGCCATCCTGACCAACCCGCTCAGCGTACGTGGTGTGGACGGCGGCAAGCTGCTCGACTCGTTCATTGAAGGCTTCACCTCAACAGAGCGGCAACGCCTCACAGGCGCGATCAGGCAGGGCTTCTTCGAAGGCCAAACCAACTTCCAGATCATAAAGAACATTCGCGGGACCAAGGCGCTCAACTACAGCGACGGCATCCTGGCCACGACCAACCGCAATGCCGGTTCAGTCGTGCGTACAGCAGTCCAGCACGTTGCCACCCAAGCGCGGATGGAGACGCTAAAGGAAAACAGCGACGTCGTTCAGTCTGTCGAATGGGTCAGCACGCTGGATTCGAAGACAACCGCCCAGTGCAGGACGCTGGATGGCCGGCGCTTCAAGTTGGTCGAAGGGCCGCGGCCACCGATCCACATCAATTGTCGATCTACGGTGGTGGCCATCACCCGGTTCAGTGCGGTGCTTTCCAAAGACGGCACGCGCGCATCGGTAGGTGACAGTGGGCCGCAGCAGGTGAGAGCGGACCTCAGCTATTACGACTGGCTGAGGCAGCAGCCAAGCGCGTTTCAGGATAAGGCGATAGGCCCAATACGCGCCAAGCTGCTGCGTGATGGTGGTTTAAGCGTCGAGCGATTCAGCGAGCTTCAGCTGGACCGAAATTTCTCACCCCTGACGCTTGATCAAATGAAAGCCTTAGAGCCGCTTGCATTTGAAAAGGCAGGGCTGAGATAGCCCTGCTTGGCCGGTTAGTCGACGAGTTCAATCGCATTAACGGCGCGGGTAAATACGCCTTCATAGCGTTGCTTGCACCGGCGGAATTTTCCAGTCGATACCAATGCATCAATCACTTCGGTCGTTGCCTGCATCGTGTTTTTGTAGCGCAGGTCGTCGATGAATTCGCGACGGATGATGGGGTCCAGGGTCATGAGCTGGTTTTCCGGATATGCAGTGTAAACCTGAGCTCGTTGATTGATAGCAAGATGCGTGATGCCATGCTTTTGCAAATAGCTCACCAGGTCAGGCACGTGCAGATAAGCATTAAGGCCGCCGTAAGGGAGTTTGATCATTGTTTGATCCTCATTAACAAGTGGGTGGTTTTGAGCCTCTAGCTCTAAACCTGACCTACCTCCGACAAGATCCCGGTACGCAGCGATTGGCATCACCGCAAAGATCGCTTCGCCGTTTTCACCATGAATGAATTGCACCGAGTTCATTTACCGCTCCTTTTGCTTCGTTGTGATTCCAATGTAACTACAACGAAGATCTAAATCAAGTTTTTTCTTCGCAGGCAGGGCCTGCATCCTCGTCTCTGGGAGACAACCAATGCTGAAGTTCCAACTGGACACCCTTGATGGCGTCGACGAATCCGTGCGCGCGCTGTACACCGAAAAAGACGGAAAATTCGTGCTGGGCATCGAAGGCTTACCGCAACAGGAAGACGTCACCGGCCTGAAAGCTAAGGTCGATGAGCTGCTGGGCGAGAAGAAAGCCGCAGAGAAAGCTCGCAAGGATGCCGAAGAGGCAGCACGCCTAGAGCGTGAAGAAGCCGCGCGCAAGTCCGGCAACGTCGAAGAGCTCGAAAAGTCTTGGTCGGAAAAGTACAACCGCCGCGAGGCTGAGCTGAACGGTTTACTCGAGCAGGAGCGTGGCAGCCTCGGTAGCCAGATCCGGGATCTGACCGTGGGCCGCACCGCGACCGATATCGCAGCAGCATTGGCAATCCCAGGCAGCGCCAAGGCGTTACTACCTCATATCGAACGCCGCCTGAGCGTTGAACTGCGTGACGGTAAACCCACCGTCGTGGTCCTCGATCAGGCAGGCAAGCTCTCGGCGGCAACGCTGGACGAGCTGAAAGCAGAATTCACCAACGACACGGCGTTCGCGCCGTTGATCGCTGGCAGTAAGGCATCGGGCGGCGGGGCTGCAGGTGCTGGGAATGGCGGCGGGGCCGCAAAAGGAAACATCGGCGGCACTAAAACGGAACGCACAGCGGCAATCGCCAGCAAGTTCCCGGA